TTCTTGTTGCGTATGCTGCGGCACAGATCGGTGAATTCCAAAATAATCATGTTTTTCTGGATCAATTTCAATAGATGTCTCTTCTTCTTTTGATTGTGGCATTTGTTCACCAGGACCTTGTTGTCTGATTTTTTGCAATTCTGCAGATGCTTTTTGATATGATCCATTTCTTTTATTTTGCTCCACTTGTTTAATCATATCACCATATGTAATCGCTCCAGGAACACTTCTACTAAAAACTTTATTTGCTTTAAAAGCAGCAGATTCTGATGCCGCTCGAATCTTATAACCAACATTATAATATTTCTTACTTAATAATTCATCTGGGTTTTTAGGATTTGGTATTGTTTCAGGATTTTCTTCAACAAAAACTGCATTAGAATCCCCCCTACGTATTCCTGGTAATTTCAAAGCTGCAGGATAAAATACAGATATATAAAATTGAGCCGCAGAAGTAAATGGTCCACCATTTGCCTGCATTCCGCCTTGAATAAATTTTTCAACTAAATCTAACTGCTGTTCGCCTGACATGTTTCTTAAATCTTCAGGAGTGCCTTGAAATTTCATACTTTTCAATGTACTAGGCATAAATTGAATTAATCCAGATGCTCCACCATTAGGATTAAGAGCCCCAGGATTTAAACCAGATTCTGATGTCATAACCAATAAAATATCATCTGGGCTCATTCCAACCCTATTTGACATTTCATTTAGTTTATTATAAAAATTTGATCCTAAATTAGCAGCTGGAGTTTTAGCCAAAGCCAAAACTTTTAAGATTAATTTTTCTCTATCTGCAAATGACATATTTATCCTACAATATTATCAACTATAATTGTTAATTGATAAGCTAATTTAGGATTTGTTTTTTGAATTCTAGTAGCATATTTAGCAATATGATTTGCTAAAACGACTGGGTTTTCATTGGATAATGTTTCTAATGATTCAATAAAATGTTTTGATGACATATTACCAAATCCAGGAAGACCTTCAGGTGGTCCAGGCTTTTTAGGTTCTTCTTGAACTGCTGGTACTAATGCAGGAGCCTCAACTAATGCTGGTGGCGCTTTTGTTTTTGGAGCAACAACGCGCTTTTCTACTTCTCTTTTTTTAACTATTGGCGCTGGCATTATTGGTGTTATTGATGTTATTGGCGCTTTTGGTTTTGGCAAATCTAAATCTGGAACTAATTTTACTTCTTCTTTAGCAATTTCATTAGTTGCTTCTGGATCAGTTGGTCTTTCATCACTTATTGTCCCGGCGGGTGCTAGTGATTTTCTAGGCGGCTGGTTTGATAAATCTAGTTCAATTGGCATATCTGAACCTCCACCCGCAGGCATTACACTAGATTTTGGTTGAGATACTGGCGCTTGTATTTTTGGAATATTTCTTTCATCAATAAACCCTTTAAAATGAGTATTATAAAATTTAGAAAAATTCGATGAAAATATTTGATATTGTTTTACAATCACATCTGCATTATATAAATATTCTGTAAGATTTCTTTTGGCACGAGCCGTTGCCATTGCTTTTAATCTTGTTAATGTTAATTTAAGTAAAACTTTAGCTTGCTCTAAAATTGCTTTTAATGCAATTTTTAATTCTTTAGTTTTGCCCGGAAATCTTTTTTGCCAATCTTTTAATGATTTTGCTCTTCCTAAAATTCCAGATAAAAATGAATGCAACGTTGATCCCCAAGTTGCATTTTTTATCATTTTTGTATTTACTGCTATAGCAGTTCTAGATTTCATATGTTCTAAATATTCTAATGTTTCAGGATCACTTTCTTCTTCAATACCTTTCCATAAAAATTCTTTATGAGCTTCATTTATATTTTTATCAAATTCCATCAAAATAGGAATTGCTTTACCCATAACAGTATTAAATTTATCTAATTCAATAATACATTTTACATATTCAATTTCATTAAAATTAATATTAGCATGATCCATTATAGTTTTAATGCCTGGATTCTGAAATGCAAAAGATCCAGGATCCGCATCACCAACAGTTTCACCACTTAAAATTGCACGAACAGGATCATCAGTTTGATCTCTTAACTGATTCATAATTGATTCGAATTCGGGATTAATAAATTTTTCTAAAGATCTACCCCATAAATTACCTGTTTCGTGAATTTTATTAAGAAGTCCTCTTCTTTGAGCAAATTTATCCATAATTATCCTCTATGATCTATATAATAGCAAAATAATACAAAATTATACACTAAATTATTTAAGGATTTTTAATTATGGCGCTGGAGGTAATCCACCTGGACCTGGTGGGGCTCCACCAGGAGGCTCTCCTCCACCTGGAGGTGGTCCACCTAATCCTGGCATTCCTGGTAATGGAGATTCTCCTGGCAATGGTTCAGCACCAGGAAGTCCGCCACCAGCACCAGCTTCTGTTTGTGGTTCTGGGATTTCATCATCTTCGCCTAATGCACGTAAACTATTAAGATCCATTGTTGTTAATGAAACTTTTTCTTTATCAGAAATCGCTTTTTGAATGGCTTCTTTGCGCATTTTACGCGTTTCATCTTGCCACTCTAATCCCATTGATCTATATAATGTATGTAAAGATGCTCTTTTAGAATTTTCATCGCCTTGAGTTAAAGTAACTAAATTATTAATATAGTCACCCGCATCAAATAATGACATATGATTCCAATCAACATCTGGAACAATTAATTGTTTCTCTCCTCCAGCATAATCATAAAATCCTTGAATCTTAGAAATTGGAGCAAAAATCTTTCTTTTAAGCCAAGAAGATAACATATTTCTAAATTGCATATAACGTTGTCTTAATACATCAAGCGCAACTCCACCATTAGCATAAGTTGTGTCCGCGCCGCCGTCCATAAGAACAGATGGAACCATTAATCCAACATAAATTTCTTTAATTAATTGTGTAATATCTCCAGATATATCATAAATTCCTTGTCCATATCCAACTCTTTCAACAGTAACTCCTGGATGAGTAAAAATCTTAAAGTCTTTATCGTATTGAGCACTATTACCTTGAATTGTAATTTTGCCATTTCTTCTAGTAATAAATAATCCTGTTGGAACAGTAAGGCACCAAATTTTACCATTATATTTTTCAATATTTAATAAATTATTTTTTACTTTAGTTTTACTATTTCTTGAGGTTTTATATACGATAGGATTATTGCCGTTAGTAGTTTCGGACCACAATAAAGTATATAATGGCAATCTTTTATGATCACCTCTATTTATATATTTTTCATCATCTCTAACAAATTGAGTTGGAACATATCCGCATTTATAAGCAATTTCATAAACATTATCAGCTAATTGTTTAGACGTAGTATAATAAGCAAATCTATTACTATTTTGTTTTGGATTTTTATATGTAGAGCCGTCTCCAGCAACTAATGCATTTAATAATATTTTTAATAGTCTTGGAGAAAGATTTAAAATATCTCTAGAAATTTGTTTAAATGGAGCTTTTACATTACCATTTAAATCTCCAATATTTTCTTTAAAATGCAAATACAAATCTTTTCCACTAATAACACCATTCCAAATATCTGAATGATTTGGATTAATATGTTTTCTTTTATTTATTGTATTTGAATATGTTTTATCTAAATGTGACATGAAATTTTCAATACACAAAGACATATCTTTTTGATATTTATCAAAACTTTGAGTTATTCCTGTTGTATATTGGCTTTTATTATTTGTATATAAACAACCTTCACTTAATAAATACCCTAAAAATTCTAAATATGTTTCAACTGGAACGTTTTTGCCACAAACATTTATATATTTAACATCATCATTGCCTTCATAATTTATTTTTGATTGGAAACGCTTATAATCAGTTAATTTTAAATCTTTTGCTTTTATCTTTTTGTATGCGCCCCAACTAGATTTTCTTAAACTTCTATTCCCATTATATTCATATTCTTTTTCAGACACCCATAAATCATGATTTGGTGTCACTTTCATGTCTATTTTATCATTTTTATAATGATACATATCACCAGAATAATCATATAAATGAGCCTTAATGGCTTGATGATATTCTAATTTATTATTTTCTTGATTTAAACATGCTATTTTAATATTTTTATTAATTTTTGCATTTAATTTTTGTCCTAATGGATTTTTTAATAATACATCATCAGACGTCTCCATTACATCAGAATATTTTTTAAATCCTTGATTTGTAAGCACTTCTGTAATATCATCATGACACTCAAATACTTCTCTCCAAGCTTCTAAATCTGGATGAGTTGGATGCAATCCATCTACGCCTTCAGACCCAATTTTAATAAGTGTAAGAGGATTAATCATATTATCTGCTTGCGCAAACTTAGATTCCCTCAATTTGTCGAACAACATTAATTGACGAAAAATACAAACAGGTAAACCAGTGCCTCTAATTTCATAAGGGCTAATTCTTCTAGCTAAATGAGATACGTGAAAATTATTAAGTGGGATATTATCGCCACGTTTAACTGAATCAATAATATGTTGATTTAATTGTTTTCTTTGTTCTATATCTGATGGTCTATTTGATCTGACAACTGTTTTTAAATTCTCATCAGGTTTTAACATAATGATTGGCTCACTAGCAACCACTGTTCTTTTAACAACCATATAATCTGGATTTTGAATTAATAATCTGCTCCACTTTCCTTTACTCTGATCTAATTCTGCATATACAAATGATTCTCCTAATAACCAATATTCTTGAGCAATTTGAACACAAATATTCATTAAATCAATTTCTTCAATCATATCGTTGAAGAATTTTTCAATATCTTTATTTGGACATTTAATATTTAATTTGCTTATAGGATAAGTTGAATGTAAACTAATAGCATTATGAACAAATGGATTAAGTGCAAAAAAACTTCTACACCAAGCATTAATGGTTGCCCTATCTCTTGGTAAACTTAAATTGCTATTTAACCATAATGGAGAATATACTTCTGGGGTTTGTTTTGCGGTATCTCCTGGACCCCTAAAATTAAAAGACCCGCCGCCGCCGCCGCCACCACTAATTACTTGAGAATGTTTTTTAAATCCGACAGAAGATGTTACTACGGAATTGGTGGTTAATCCTTCGTTTTTAATAGTTGGACCAGAACCATCTTTATAAATGCCTGCGTTTACTTCATCTGAGAGTACATTTTTTCTATATTCAGAAACATTTTGAACCATCAATGCGCTTACTGATGGTGCAGCGTTCCTTTTATCTAAATATGTTTCTGATTTAGCTGGACCCTCCCATATTTTTGAAGTTTTATTAATAGACATTTATCCTCATTTATAATATCTATTAAATATATATATCAATGAAAACAAGATTTTAAAATTTCCTTGCAATATATCCAGTAACAGCAAGCGGCTTATTTTTATTATTTAAAGTTTGATTTTGAGTATTTGGATTATTACTAACAAACCCCTTTGTTATTATAAATTTATAAGCTATATATGCGTTAAGTAGGGCACAAAATCCATCATTAGGAGTTGATCCTTTAACATAATGAATTGATGGGTCGCCACCTCTAGAAATTGATGGTTTTATTTCCATACTACTACAATGATTAACAAGCCAACCTATTTTTTCATAATCTCCATATGGAAATCTAATATTTCCATTTTTCATTAATTCATATAATTCGCCAATATAATAATCTCTTTCAAATACAATTTCTTTTGGAAATGCATCAGCAGAAAATTTTGTATGACCATTTACTTTACTATTTGCTCTTGAAACCATATAACGATCTCCATGAGCAGTATGCATCAATGCAGAGAAATCATTAGAATATCCAATATCTCCAATTGCTAAATTAACACTATATTGTCTCAATACTTGATCAATCAATGCCTTTTTGCTATCAATATCATTTCTTTTAAATTTTGTCGCAAATTCAATTGATAATAATTTAGGACCTAATACTGCTAATACAACTGCGGTACTATATGACTGTCCAGCAGTTTTAGCCCTATCTAAATTTGCTAATTGTTCTAAATCTGCTCTAGCACCATAATCTATTCCCATAACAACAATAGGAAATTGATTTGGATCTATTTTTGCTCTAAATTTTCTTCCGCGATCAGCACATTTTTCCATAATTTCTTCTGGAGTAATTGGGCTAGATTCACCTTGATAAAATTCACCTAAAACTTCATTTTGATAAACTCTTTCAGTATTAATTGGATGTACCCCGGCTTTTTCTTTAATAATATCTTCTTTTTGAAATTTAGGCATATACAATTGATTAATATGAAATCCAATCATATGACAATCTGGATCTTCTGGATTTTTTAAACCAACCCACTTACCTCTTTCGGCGGCTTGTCTTTTATCTTGTTCAAACCCACAATGAGTACATTTTACAATGTATCCATAAAGCCAAATTTTTTCCCATTCATCACTACCTGGAGTATAAAGAGGAAAATGCTTTTCGCATTTTTCACAGCCTAAATAAAAATATTGTTGAGAAGACGATGCCCACATTTTATGAAACCCGGAACTTTTTCCTCTTGGAGTTCCAAAATAAACTTGAACGCCTTGGCTTATTTTTCCATATTTTGCTGTTGTTAAAATTTTTAATACATTACCAATTGCAGCTTCATTTGTATCTTGAACTTCATCCATAAATAAAATATCTCCGGTACGACCTCTAAGCCTATCTCCATTTATACCAGTAGATTCTATCCACAAATGATTACCGCCAACAAATTGTTTAAAGTGCAATGAATCATTTGTATCACTTGTTTGATCTAATAATGATTGCATATAAGATTTATTTTTTGATTTGTTTGCATTTTCATCTTTACGAAGAGATGAAGCAATCATTGGATTTAATTTACTTTTAGAATAAGCTGCAGCAAGTTCTAATTGGGGGAATGTATGAATTATTCTAGCTGGTGATTTATCTTTATTTCCAAATAAACCGCTACCCATAAAATACATTTCAAGAGCCGCTGCCATTGTAGTTCCACCAACCTGACGACCTTTAACTAAAATAACTGGCTTTGCATCTGGCTCTAAAGCCTTAATTCCAATATAACGATAAATATCGCTAAAAGGCTTGTACCCATTATTATGTAATCTAAATGGTTCACCATCTAAAGTTAAATAATTCTCTACGAACGCCACTGGATCTATATTTAATAATGATTTTTTTAAATCTGAAAATAACTTATCGTCTGAACTTATCATTTAATTCTTTCTATTATTCTTTATTATATTTTAGCTGGTTGTAATATGTTAAAAGCATCAGAATTTGATGGATCAATGTCTGTATTATTACTATCATCAGCTAATCCTAAACTACTATAGTCTTTATTTGTAGGATGTTTTTGTCTTTCTGAAACATTCACTTGACTTATGAATTTTAATAAATTACTATCTTCCCAATCTGCATCCTGAACGTCTTCTTTATGAATGCTTTTAATATGCTCTAAAATAGCAGGAAGAGCCAAATTACCATTAGTACTTCTAATGTAATTTTCTATTGTTGTTTTAATTGATGGGCATTTTTTAATTGCAGAAGGAATAATAACTTTATCTATATTGCCTGGAACTTTTTTATCAAAAGTATCATTTACATCTTGCGCTACTTTTTTATTTGATAGAGATTCGGCTTTTGATAAATATGCGGCTAAACCACTGCGCTCTTTCATTTCTTTAACGGCATCATCTACAGATGAATATTTTGACTTTGCCCCATTCATTATAGAAGATATTTGATCAAATAGTGATTGGTCAACATTGCGAGATTGAACTGATTCTTTTTTTAAAGATTTTTCAAATTGCTTAAGCCAATGATCTTCTTCGATATTGGAATCAGAATTTCTTGATATAGTTAAGTTTCTAGATCTAGACATTATTACCCCTTATAATTTGTCGCCCAGTCAAAGCCATCTGAAGATGAAGTATTTACATCTTCATCGGGCAAATATCCACGATCTTGACGAAGAGGATATCCCATATCTGAAAGTAATTGCATTACCATTGCTTGTTCACGATCATTTAGTTTATATTTTTTAACTTGTGAAGCATAAATTTCTTCAATATCATGACCCGCAGAAACCATTCCATTAATACAAAGCCTTGCAATTCTAGAGGTTAATAAATCAACTGAAACATAAATACCTTTAACGCCTGTTATTTTTTGAGCCTCTTTAATTAATCCAGAATCATCTTCATCGTCTGCTTTTTTCTTTCTTTTCTTTTTTGTATTTTCTTTAATTTTATCAAGACGATCACTTAATTTACTAATACCATCTTCAATTTTAACTCTAACTTCTTCAATTTTATTTGAATCTAATTCACCATCAACATCTAATCTCATTGCTTTTGAAATTTCCGAATCTAATCTTTCTAAATAAGCACAAGCCCTTTCTAGCCCTGCAGAATCATATCCAGAATGTTTTGGAACTGCTTGGAAACGTTCTTGTACCCAAGTTAAAAATCCGGTTGGTCCTTTTGATGCCCAATCCCATTTTTCATTTTTTTTACCTTTACCCTTAGCATCATTATTGTCATCAGCATCTTTAGAATGTTCTTCTTCTGTAGATACATCATGAACTTCAATAATTGGTTCTGCCGGCTCCTTTACAGCCTCTTCTGGCGCTCCAGGAATTGGTGATAGAAAATCAATCTTAACATCAATAATTTGAGGCTCTGAATCACTAACAATAATATCTGATCCTTCTGAACCATGTTCATGTTCATGTTCATGTTCATGTTCTTCATGTTCATGATGACCATGTTCTTCAGGCATTTCAAACTGAATCACGGCGCCTTCTGGCATCATAATTGCGTTGTTATCCATTACTTCTAATACTTGTGCAGTAGCTTCTAATGACATTTAAGTACCCCTAAAATTTATATTGAATATGCATTATTATGTAGTAATAATCACTGGTTTAAAACCAAACACTATCATAAATATTTCTTCCTTCATTTGAAGTTCCAAAATATTTATTTGTTCTATTGCGATTATTATCTTGATCTTCTATTGGTTTTTGACCGTCTGGCAATCCCATAATTGGAGATTCTCCAGGCTGTAAAGCCATTTGATTTATAGCTGCAGGTGCTTTTTTCATAACTAATTCATCTGAATCAGGAGACATAAGATCTTCTCCAACTGGAATTTCTGAAGTTTCCGGGTTTCTTTTATCATAAAAATCTGATCTACCGCCAAATCCAGCATATGGAGTTCCATCTACATTTTCACCAGCAGAGCCTGGAGGAATTCCGGTAATAGAATCATCAATTGGAAAATCTATTGAATTATTATCTATTGCATTTTTTAAAATTACAGATAATAAGGCTAATTTTCTTTTCTTCATAAGTTTCTTTTTCTTTTTCCTGAAATCAGAAACGCTTTTATATTTATCCATATTTTGATAAAACCCAGAACCTGGTCCTTGTTTAGGTGGACCATTTACGCCTTCTGTTTCATAAAGGTCATAATTTTTAAAAAATAACCCTCTTGATTGAACATGATCTGATTTTTTCATTTTTTAGCCTTATTATAATATGGCATTAATTCATCAATAACTGGGATATAAGGCCATAAATTCATTTCAGTTAACAATTTAGCAGTTTTATCAGCATTATATGTTGCTGATTTAGTTAGTTTTTCCATTAATGATTTTGGTGTAGCAAATTGAATTGATACTGGATTATCACTAACCCATAAAGAAACTCTTGGGCTAATGTTAAAATCTAATTTAGTAGATAAATATATTAATCTAACAACTCTATTTCTATGAGACATTAATGTTATATGCGGATCCAAACAAGTATCTATTATTTTATTTTCAATATCTTTAATCCCCCTTTTCGTAGGATCTAATATTTCTTTTAAATCAAAAGAACATAATAAAGAATTACAAGTAAAATCTCTACTAAACATTTCTTTTTGTAATTCGGTAGGATTTTTAATTCCCATATTATTTAATATGCTATTAATATTTGGAGTGTTAAAATTTGAAGAAAAATCTACACTTAAATTTCCAAATGTCATTGTGCTATGACCATCTGATTTTGTTTCAAATGTTAAATTATATTTTTTTCCTAATTCATCAGCAACTACATTTGCTAATGTAAAAATAGATTTATCTCCGGTAGTAATATCTAGATCAGAAATTTGTTTTAATTTTCCAAGCAATTTATCACGAGGAGTCCCTCCGCATACAAAAACTGGAGAAGTTTCCCATTTTATATGTAATGCATTAATTTCATTTAACAAATCTCGTAGCTTCATTATACTCTAGGTGCTGGAGGTGGTGCTGGAGCTACTGGCGCTGGCGCTGGTGGTAATGGCGCTGGCTCTTCCTCAATTTCTATTTCTGGAGTTTCTTTCATTTGAGTTTGTTCTTGTAAAGCTTGGTCTTCAAGATCTTTTCTCATTTGTTTTTTCATTTTATCTTGTTCATTAGCATTTTCAAGTTTTTTCTTAATTTGAGCGGCTTGTTCATTAGTTTGTGGCGCTTCACCTGGACCTAAATCAATATCTTTACTTTTCATAGTACCACGAAGCTTACTAACAATTTCTTCAAGACGCGTTAAAATATAATTATTACTTTCTAAAGCTTTATTAGTAGCTTCACTTAATGAAGGAAATAATGAAGATAATCCTAATTTATCCAACATGATATCGGCAAATGATAATCTTCTTGGAAGTTCTCTAGTTTGAAATATTTTCAATGAATCTTCTAAATAAGATACAACATCTTCTATAGTAACACTATCTAAAGCAGAATCAAATACATTATCAATATTTTTCTTTTCTGGTAAAGGAATTTCTACAGAAATATTTTCATTTGTTGGTTTTGCCTTTGAAGGCGCAGCAACAGGTGGTACTGGTGCAATATTTTCTGGGGATGTCATTGGTGCAGGCACATCTTGTGCAGCCGCAAATAAATCTGAATCATTAACCTCTAGCACATCATTATCAATTACTTCTAAAACATCATCTGATTTTTGTTCATCAGTTACATTTGATGTTTCTAAATTATTCAAAAATTGTTTAATTGCCTCTGGTTTATTATCTTTTGTTGGCGCTACAGCTTTTGCTGGTGTTGGCGGGGTTCCAGGTGCTGGCAATGGTTCTGGCTTATTATCAGATGGTGGTGAAGATGGAGGCGCAGGAGGTGCTGGCGCTGGTGGTGGGGCTGGTTGAGTAGGAGATGGTGGTGGTGGATTTGTTGGAGTTTTATTTCCTGGTGGCACCATTCCAGGACCAGTTGAAGGCAATCCCCCAACATTACCTGATCCTTGTGATGGTGGTGCGGGAGGAGGTGGTAATGGCATTGTTTGAGCAATCTTATGTAAAACAAATGCCGCTTTTAAATATCCATTTTTATCCAAAACATTAGCTTCACGAATAATCATATCTTGATATGTTTTCAAAGAGGATGATTTTTTATTTAATAAATTAACCTTTTTCTTTAAACTATAAATGGCATCAATTAAATTTTCAAATTCTGTTCCTGCTAATAATTGTCCAGAATCTGAGCGCAATAATTTTTCAACAGAATCTAATCTGCTAATTAATTTAAATCTTTGTTTTTCTATAAGTGCTGACTTTTCGGCATTATCATTAATATTTGCAACAACTTGATCTCTAGAAAAATCAATACTTTTTTCAGATGGACGAATAGGATCTTTATCAATAGGAAGAGTATATCCTGGCATAAAATCATTAACATAATAAGTTTGAGCGAATTTATATTTTACATAATCTCCGCTCTCATAAAATTTAAGCCAATTAACAAAATCATATTTTTCAGGCTCATCCCAACCATTGGTAACTTGATTAATGGCATTATTTCTGCTTTGCCCTTGTTTTTCTTGTTGATATAAAGATTTAGCTGTATCAATCCATTTTTGAGTATCTCTTTGTCCTGGAACACGAATATAATCAATATTTGGATAAGCTATTCTTTGATCAAGAATTTCATCTTCGGGCGCTGGCAAGCCTTTTAATAATTCTTCTAGTCTACGAAATTTTTTCAAATCTATTTCTTGACCAGTTTCTTCTTGAAGCCTTTTAAGCTGCTCATCAGAAATTGTTCTATTTTTAGGGTCACCATGCAATAATTCTTCAATACGTGGCGTCATAAATAAACTTTCTTTTTCATCAGATTTATGCTTGGTCATGGCTCACCATTTAATTTCTTGTTTATAGTTTCGTTTAATA